TGGGCATGGACAGGTGATGTTTACAACCGAAAAGTAGTATGCCTTGAGTGGCAAAAAGTTGACAAAAAATGATTGATCCTCTAACAGCTCTAGCTGGCATACAGTCAGCCATTAAAGTAGTTAAGCAAGCCGCACAGGTTGCTAATGACTTAGGCTCTCTTGCGCCCATGATTGGTAAGTTATTTGATGCCAAATCTACTGCCACCAAAGCAATGGTTCATGCTAAGAAGTCTGGTGGTTCCAACATGGGAACTGCTCTTCAGATTGAGATGGCACTTGAGCAAGCCCGTGATTTTGAAAAAGAGCTTCAGATGTTGTTTATGCAGTCTGGAAAGATTGACGTATGGAACAAGATTAAAGAACGTGCTCAGTTGATGGATGTAGAAGATGCCCATGCTGCTAGACAAGCCAAAGAAGAGTCTAAGAAAAAGAAAGCAGAACAAGAAGAGCAGATGGCTATTGTTGCTGGTGCTTTTGTACTGATTTTGCTTGGGTTAGCTGTTGCATTTGGCATATCTGAGATACAAGATATGTGCGCTAAAGTAAAGTGTGGGCGATGAATGAGTATCAAAAGACCTTTGATTTATGCTTAAAGATATTCATCTATGGATGTGTAGCTTTGTGGTTTCTTGGTTTTCTAAAGTTCTTGCCTGATGATTTGTCAAACAAGATTGTTAACTTACTACTTGGAAAGATTGGACTTAAATAATGTTTGAAATGTTATCTGGTGGTTTACTAGGCTCTATCTTTGGTGGCATTTTTAGGATGGCTCCAGAAGTCCTTAAATGGATGGATAAGAAGAATGAGCGTGAGCATGAACTCAATATGTTCAAGTTTCAATGCGATCTTGAACAACAAAGAGGTCAGCAGAAACTTGCAGAGATTGGCGCACAAAGAGAAGCCGCAGTTGATGTAGGTGTCATGGATGCCTTCAATAACGCCATTACACAACAAGCAGAGATGGTTAAAGCCGCAGGTGGATGGGTAGCCTCACTTTCTGCTTCCGTGCGTCCTGTGGTCACTTATTGGGTTTTGTTTGTTTGGTCATTCATCCATGTTTGGTTTGCCTATAACGCATGGCTTTTAGGTGCGCCAGCTACGGAAGTCTTCAAAACAATGATGACTCCAGACTTTGCCGCCCTTTTATCAGGAACAATCAACTACTGGTTTCTTGATAGAACTTTGTCTAAGCGTGGGTTATGAACTTAGAACTGGCAGCAGAACTGTGTAAAAGGTTTGAGGGCTTTAGAAGTAAGCCCTACCTTTGCCCTGCTAACGTAGCTACGATTGGTTACGGCTCAACCTACTATGCCAATGGCGTAAAGGTTACTCTGAATGACCCTCCAACGACACAAGAGGAGGCTCATGTTCTTTTGATGCACGAATTGGAACATACCTACCTACAAGGTGTTCTCAGAAACTGCCCCATACTTCTGACAGACGAGCGTAAGTGCAATGCCATTGTAGATTTTTGCTACAACTTGGGTATTGGTAGACTTCAAACATCCACTCTCAAGCGAAAAATCAATGCTTCTGATTGGGAAGGGGCTAAAGAACAACTCATGCTTTGGAACAAAGGCGGTGGTAAAGTTCTAGCAGGTCTGACAAAGCGCAGAGTTGCTGAGTGTGCCTTGTTAAATTAAATTGTCATAAATACTGTATAAGGTGTTGAAATGCCTAACATTCCTACGCCAGAACAATCACAACTGTTTGCACAAAGTGTCAGAAAGTGGCAACAAGTGCTGAGTCTTGGTGATTGGAGAATAGAAAAAGGTAGCAAACCAGCCAAATCTGCAATGGCTTCTGTTGAGTTTACTCCCGCTGCAAGACTTGCTGTTTATCGTTTGGGAGACTTTGGTGCTGAAAAAGTTACCCCAGAGTCTTTGGATCAGACTGCTTTGCATGAGTTACTTCATGTGTTTTTGCACGATTTAATGACTGTGGCACAAGACCCTAAGTCATCTCAAGATGAGATTGAAATGCAAGAGCATCGTGTCATCAATCTACTAGAAAAGTTACTTTCAAGGGATTCCAATGGGAAGTGCTAACGAAACGTGTACTGATACCGAGTTTATCCAACTATGGGGTCAACTTCAGTCTGCTCAAAAAGTAGCTGACCATCTTGGCATTGCAAACAGGGCAGTTCATTTGCGTAGAAGATGGATTGAAAAGCACTACAACATGGCACTTTATGCAAGTGACCATCGTGGTGTTAAATACGACAAAAACAAGCCTAAATCCTTCTCTCCCTTAAAACAGGTAGAACTTGGGATGTTGGATGGCACTGTGATTGTCTTCTCAGATGCCCACTTCATACCTGGTCAACGAACTACAGCGTTTAAGGGGCTTCTATGGGCTATAGAACAGTTTAAACCCAAGGCGGTGATATGTAACGGGGATGCGTTTGATGGAGCCTCTATATCTCGCCATGATGTAACTGACCAACCACAGACATCTGTCATCCAAGAGTTAAAAGCTACGCAAGGTGCGTTGGGTGAGATTGAGGAAGTTGCTAAAGCAGCGAGACATAATGTAAAGCTCCTGTTTACATGGGGCAATCACGATATTCGGTTTGGAAACAGATTGGCGCAACACGCACCCCAATTTAAAGAGGTTCAGGGTTTTAAGCTGACAGACCATATCCCAGATTGGGACTTCTGTTGGGCAGTATGGCCTACTGAGCAATGTGTTGTTAAGCATCGATATAAAGGTGGTATTCACGCTACTCACAACAATACTGTTAATGCTGGTGTGTCAATTGTTACGGGACATCTTCATAGCCTAAAGGTCACGCCATTTTCTGATTACAACGGATGTAGATACGGGGTAGATACAGGAACTTTAGCTGAGACTGATGGGCCACAATTTACTTATGCTGAGATAAATCCTAACAATCACAGATCGGGGTTTGCGGTGTTAAACTTCTTCAATGGTCAGCTTTTATGGCCTGAACTCGTCCATAAATTTGATGAAGATATGATTCAATTTAGAGGCGAAGTAATTGATGTAGGTGCATTTTGAGTGCTTGGCTCATCATTGTTACTGGTGGTATCTACGCCTACATTGCTGGTGAACAGCTTTGGAAAGATAACCCACACATGGCTATTGTGTACGCAGGGTACGCCTTTAGCAATGTGGGGCTTTATCTGTTGGCAAAGTAGCTTATAAGTTACAAAGGTTCGTGAGTGCTTAAAGCAAAGGGCGGCACTTCTTCTTCTTCAGTTTCTTCAAATCCATCTTCAAGTTCGTCAATAGCCTCATACTCAACTTCCCATCCATTTTCCTCTTGGAACTGGATAAATTCTTGAATGATTTGAATCTTCTCGAAGTCAAAGGTTTCAACTGTAATTTTCTCATTACCAATAAAGCCAAAATCCATTTCAAATTTCATGGTGTTCTCCTTACGCAACCGATTGTTGCAAGTAAATCCTAATGGTCATTTGTGTCAGTCAAGTGTCTTTTGGAACACTCCATTGGGCAATAGTATGCCCCTACGATTCTTAATCTGATCGTATGCTATTTCCATGCAGTCTACCAAATTGATGTCTTGCAAAGCGCAGTAGTTAATAAGGCAGACCATGACATCACCAACAGAATCCAAAATAGCTTCTTTGTCCTTTTTGATGGTGGCATCTGCTAGTTCTCCTATTTCAGAGACAGCCTTGAGTAGCTGAGACTCTGGGTTGCTATTAGGAATAATCTTACGGGCTTCTGCCCATTGGATTATCTTTATTTCAATATCAGCATAACTCATCTAACTCTCCTTAATTCCATTACTTTCTCGGGTGGTGGTGGCAGCATCTTTTCGCTTGGTGGACTCCATCCATGTTTTTTCCATAGTGCTTGAACATCTGATCCAGACTCCCATTTAAAGTCTTTCATGGGGGTGGATGGATAACTAATCTTGGAATGCGGTGGTAGTTCTATCATTTTATTGCTCTCATAATCCTCTGATTTCTGCCAAACCGACCTCGTTTGACACCCGTAACTTCAATAAATCCCTTGTCTAACAAGGCACGATACCTTGCAGTTATAGAGGAATATGGATAGTTTGGGAACATACCAAGGATGTCGTCTGAGATACACCCCTCTGGATGGCTTTTAATGGCCTCATAGACCATTGTTTCTAGCTTGGTGGTATCAACTGCTTGAGCCGCCTGATGGCTCGTTGTAGGGTCTTCTCTTCTGGCCAGTTTAAACGCTGGCGTACCAAAGAATCTCTCCATCGACTGTTTCATGTTGTCAAAAATCATTTATTAACTCCTATTAGGTGGGGCTACGACTGTTCGCCTACTAGCTTTCAAAAAAGTAAAAACAGCTTTTACCCCGATGAAAGTTTATCAAAAAGGAAGGTCGCTGTCTTCAAAACTTGCCTTTTTAGGGGCTTGTTTAGGCTGATAGTCTTCTTTGGGTGATACTGCTAGACCCATGAATTTGCCTGATTTACCCTCTTTAATCCATGCAGATAGCCAGTAATCCTGACCATCCACTGTGATATTTCCTTTGTAATCAGGGTGTTTCTCTGATTCCTTTTTGTCGTTTTTGAACAAAACGCCACTGTTATCCTTCTTTTCCATCACATTTCCTTCGCTTTCTTTAACGCACTTCTTACTTTACTGGGTAGGAGTGTCCACAATGCAATCTTTTGTTCTGCATCAAGGTTCTCTCCTTCCAACTTATCCCAAGCTGCCTTGGGGTCGCCTTGCTCACAGGTAGCAATTAAATCAACTGCCATCTCTTGCAAGTACTGTAATTCCTCTTGAGGAATATTATCCATTGCACCCTGAGTAGGTGTAATCACTACTGATCTACCCTCTTCAGGCAAGTCTTCACCTGCAAAAATGTACAACCCGAGTCCATGTAGTGCCAGGGCTTTGGTCATGCACCGCATAATGGCTGTATTGACTGCAAAAGCATCTGGAGTCGGGATAGCTTTGTTTCGGTAGTCCATCACAGGCAACTGACAAGTCATTGGTTTGCCAAACATGGTAGCGGTAACGAACACCATTGCCGTACCATTTATGTCCATGAAACACTTGTCTCCAAACATCTCTACTTTGTAGGTAGCAGTAGGATCAGCCTTAAGAGCTTCTGCCCATGCCCAAGCCCACGATAGGTAGGTCAGGTTGTTTTTCTTCTCTGTATGAGAATTGACATCTTTTTTAAGTAATGCTTCTATTGACATATTAACTCCTTTGATTTTGATCTAATTCGTCTTCGATGATTATTTTTTGCTCCTCAATATTTAAGTCTTTAAACTCAATAAAGTGGTTCTCATCGCAACATCTGTAGTTTTCGCCTTTTGGTTCTAAGCAATAACAGCAGTATGGGATGTCTGCAAACTGTTCTCTGTACTGTTCAAATAAACTCTTCATATTAACTCCCGTTTGTTTATTAAAATGTGGGTTTTTTGTTGCCCACACCACTAATGTGCCACATGGATTCCTGAATTTACATAGGGGTTTTCCCTAATTTACGCAACTTTTTTATCATGCTAGGCTAATCGTATGAACATCGAACAAATTGAACAAAAGTGCGCTGAAACATTACTCGCTTACGCAGAGTCAATGGCTGATGCTTGTATCAACGAACCTGACGATTTACAGGCTTGTATGACCGCCATGCTTGGCAAGGCTTTAGAGATACACCTAAACCGCCCAATTAACCTAGAGAACCTTTATAAATGACACAAGAAGCCATCATCAAATGTCTGCAAAATGGATCGTTAACTTCCTACGAAATGGAGAACCTGACGGGCATTCAAAGAACTTCCCTAGTGGCTGCTTGCAAGAAACTGATTCGTAAGAAGCAAGCTACTTCTGAAAAGATCAAGATGGGACGTTTCTGGATAATGAGATACACCCTTGCGGAACACATGATTGATGCTACAAAAGCCGCCAATGATGAGCCTTACGACAAGTTCAATCCCTTTGACATCAGGAACGCAGTTGGCATTTTTACCAAAGCTGAGTATGCGGTGATGAATTCTCAAGCTAGACGTTTGCTTGGCAGACAACCATCAAATGAAATCACAAATAATCAATATATTTGAAAAAAACTTCTTGACACACTAAAAATTTGTGTACAATAAAGTTGTTGCTGTGGTAGGTAACGATGTTAAGGCCGTTTGCACATGCTCTCTGTCTTTCTTAAGTTCCAGTAGGAGAGAATTTAGGAAAGACTACCACCAGAGGGCAGTTGCAAGCGGTTTTTTTATTTCTACTTCAGCTTCCGTACTCCACACGAAAGTAGTGCATCTGCATGGATGGCTTGGAAGAAAACACCGACATCAGGAAACACCCCCTGTTTGCCGACCAGCGTTGGTTAAGCGACTGGTAAAGCATTTGGTTCATCGGTGGAAACAAGGCCAAATGTATAAGCGAATTAACTCGTCATGCGCACTTGGGGCGTTTTGTATTTAAGTCAATAGGAGTCAATAATGAATACCATAATGCTTGGAGAAGGTCGGATAGAAACCCCTCTATCCACCCTTGGAGAACCTGTGTCTAAAGAAAACAACATGGATAACTTTGAGAGATTTTGGGAGACTTGGCCTAAATCATTCAGAAAAGGCGGCAAGTCTGCCTGTAGAGTGAAATGGAAGAAGTTTTACTGTGATACCTGTGCAGATCAGGTCATCAAACACATAGAGTGGATGAAAACCACCGATGCTTGGAGAAAAGACGATGGTGCTTTCATTCCCGCACCTTTGGTCTATCTAAACCAACAACGATGGGATGGGGCTGAGATTCCTGAAGGCTTCGGGATCAAAGTTGAAGTGCAAATTGATCCTGCCCTTGCCAAGATTGATGCTGACAACAAAAAAGCCGTTCCAATGCCTGAACACATAAGGCAAGCAATGGCTCAATTAAGGAGCAAATCTTGAGCCACCACCAAGCCATGATCCTGTTAGACAAAGTAAAAGATGGCGTACCATTTCCGATACACCTGATAAACCAAGCCTTAGAGCTTACGGGTGACCTAGAGTAAACCCCTATGGCGTACAGCAGAAAAAACATATCCAATGTTGGAGACAGAGTTATTTTGGAGAAAGCCGAAGCAAGGGAAATATACCGAACTTGGCAATCCCTGAGAGACAATGATTTTGTTCGTGCCAGGCTTGAGCGTTGCGAAAAGGTCTATGGATCAGGAGCAAGAGATCGGGTCAGGTTTTATATGCGTCAAATGAAAGAAGGACAAATTGAATGAGTTGGCTTTATTCGCAGGTGCTGGTGGAGGAATACTTGGGGGACATCTCCTTGGATGGAGAACAGTCTGTGCAGTCGAGTGGGAGCAGTATCCCGCAAGCGTACTGTGCGCCAGACAAAATGACGGGCTTCTCCCGCCTTTCCCGATTTGGGATGACGTTCAAACCTTTAAAGGAGAACCTTGGAGAGGAATTGTTGACGTTGTATCTGGCGGCTTTCCATGCACCGACATTTCCGCAGCAGGAAAAGGAGCAGGAATTGATGGAGAAGCCTCTGGAATGTGGCGAGAAATGGCGAGGATCATTCACGAAGTACGACCCCGATTCGTCTTTGTGGAGAACTCACCAATGCTCACTTCTCGGGGACTTGGAAGAGTTCTCGGAGACTTGGCCGCAATGGGGTTTGATGCGAGATGGGGAGTGCTGGGAGCAGCGGACGTTGGAGCACCGCATCAGAGGGATAGGATATGGATTGTCGCCAAATGGCGTGGACAGCTTCCACACGCCCAACACCACAGGATTAGATGGTGGGAGCAACAGCAGGAAAGCATTAAAACAACGCATAGACAAATGGCCAACCCCAACGTCATCGGATTGGATGAACCCAAAACAAAACGGGATCGAACTCACAAACAACAGATTTGTCAGAACGAGCTTGACTACGGGAGTGAAGTTTGGAGCGAAGCTATCAGATGCGGTCAACTTGGAAATGAAGAAGAATTGGCCAACCCCACAGGTAGCGGACTACAAAGACAGGGGAAACTTGAGCAATCCATCAATTCAAAGACGTATGGAGATTGGCAAACAAGTCAATTTGCAGATGTGTGTGAGTCAGACTTCTGGGCAACTGAACCCGATGTGGGTAGAGTGGTTAATGGGATGGCCTCAAGGGTGGACAGAATTAAAGCCCTTGGAAATGGACAAGTCCCCTTGTGTGCAGCAACCGCTTGGAGAATCCTAAAATGAGATATGCCGCTAGGGTAGATGCCAACCAAGACCAAATTGTGAGTGCCTTGCGATCTGCGGGTGCTTACGTTTGGATTATTGGTCTGCCTGTTGACCTATTGGTAGGGTATAAAAACCACACCTTTTTGGTAGAGATCAAAACAGACAATAAAAAGAAGTTTACTAAGCTACAAACAGACTTTTTTGAGAATTGGTCGGGAAGCACATTGTGCAGAATTGACAACCCTGAAGCCGCTTTAAGAATGATTCAGACGTTAGGGTAAATCCCTATGGTATTACGCAAACAATTAGGTAAGATTTAGTTTTTAAACAGGAGTTAATGATGAACACATGGGAATTTGACACATTGGTAGGTGCAGGTAGTGAAAAAGTAACAATAGTTTATGAGTACGAGCAAGACCTTGACTCTACTTTTAACGAGTCTATTTGTGAAGTTTGGTTTGATGGACGCAATGTCATTGGCCTTTTCTCTGATGAACAGTTTAAAGAGATGGAGTGCGAGGCTGCCATGCGGTTTCAGTATCACAAACTTAACTACAAAACAGAGGACGTATGACTGAAAAAACTTGCCCACCATGCCACGGGAACTGCAACCAAGGCAGAACCTGTCCTGCTAGGAAATAATTGATTTTGTAGCTATAATTCAAGCCATGAAACAACGTGGCGGCTCAAGAAAAGGTGCTGGTAGGAAGAAGATCAGCGAACAGGGTAGGACTATCCGAGCAAGGGTAGCCCCTATCCATGAGCAAGCATTGACCTTGGCAGGTAATGGAAGTCTGTCAGAAGGTATACGTAGATTGGCAGAGAAACATTGGAGATTGATTCATGGAGAGCCAGATAGACCCAAGCAAAGCAATTCAGTATTTGATAGATACCGCACCCTTGTACGCCCAAGCGAAAGCGGATCGCCTGTATCTGGAGGAGTTTCGCAAGTCCAAGAAGGCTCACCTGATGAGCCAGGCAGGGACGGAAGTGTTGGGTAAACAAGAAACCTTTGCCTATGCCCATGAGGAATACATTGAAGTGCTTGAGGGAATAAGAGCTGCCGTAGAGAAAGAAGAGAAGTACCGCTGGCTAATGACTGCTGCACAAGCAAGAATAGAAGTCTGGAGAACCAACCAGTATTCAGCCAGAATGGAAATCAGGGCTACGCAATGAACAACAAACTGAACGCAAAGGAAAGACTACACCTAGCAAGGGTGAAGATGCTTCCCTGTTCAGTATGTGATAAATCAGGACCCTCAGAAGCCCACCATTACAAGCAAGGTCTGCAATATACCTGCATAGCATTATGTCAAGATTGCCACACAAATCCAACCCTTGGATGGCATGGTCAGAAGAGAATGTGGCATATTAAGAAAATGGACGAGCTTGATGCCTTAAATAATACTATTAAAAGATTATTTGATACCCCGTCTGAAAATAATAATATGTTCTAATTTCAAAAGTTTCAAAAACTTTGAACTTTGAAAAATTGGTTAAATCGTGTTTTTAAAAAGTAAATGCCACTTTTTTACAAAATCACCCAAAATCAGGGTTTACCCGTAGTTTTTTGTTTGTGAGTGCTCACTTCGCAAAATACTGTAAGTGAGCGCCCACTTCGCAAAATGAGAAAACAGTGCATGAGACAAGCTTTAAATATACCCATAGAATGCCACAAAACACGTTTTGAGCCGTTTTTTTGCTTAGTGTAGGTCTACTATGCTTGAAACCATGAAAACCGATTCTAGGCGGTTTAAGACAATGTGCATGATGTGAGCACTCACTTCAAAAACACTATCAAAAAAACCCGCATATTGCAGCGGGAATTTTTAGTAATGCTTTAAATGCTATCGATCAAAACCCAAAATTCCTCGATATAGCAGCATTTATGCATTTTGGAATTGTGCAGCGCATGACAGAAAATCATTCCAGCAACTATACAATCGATTTCCATTAGGGTTTGATCCTCGCTTGTTATAACACCCACAGTACCTTTTTTCATGCTGCTGGATCCTCAATTTCTAACCATTCCTCAATTTTCACTGTACCCTCGCACAATGTATTTCTAAGGCAATCGATTGCCAATTCTGCGTGATACTTATTGAATTCGGGAGAATTTAAATAAGCTTTAAAGGCAATTATTGCCCCAAATACTGTGTTTATTTCATTGATTCCCTCATAAACCATAAATTGATTTATGATTTTTGGGTGTCTTTTGTCTTTTGGTTTTCTAGTAATCATTTTTAGCCTTTTAATGTAATTCGTATGAAATAACGCTATCGGTCCAGCATTCCCGACAATCTAAGCAAGCCCCGTTTTGTGCTGGGGCTTTGCATGGTGAACCCATAGGGGTTTTTGTGTGGACGTTAGATGCTGTGATGCCTGGCACGTTTTGCAAGCTTGCGGGTATTTGTACGGGCTTGTCGGGGTACATTGCCGACAAGCGAACAATTAAATTTTTTGGAATGCTGTTTTTCCCATGCTTTGCAATAAAAGCTTTAATAATGTTGTATTCCCTAGTTGGCAGCCAGTGCATGGTTAAAAGGGTTTCCAGGCATACAGCAACAATTTTTTCAAAGTGTTCTAGGTTTTGTAAGTCCCCACTATCGTGCCAGCGAAAATATGGATCTTTTCCGATATGGGAAACCATGCCCGACACCCAAAATTCCCCGTTGATACTATCTAAGCGGGAAAATTGAGCGGGTTTAATGTTGTTCTCATACATTTTATAAAAGCCCTTATCCGCATAACACTTAGAGCATATAGAACCCTCAATTTTTGACATTTTGAACCCAGTAACGCAAGCTTCAGTGGGTAGGCTGTAGCTTTTACATGGCATTTTTGACGTTGACGTTAAAGATCCGCAAGCTATTGCAGCCTGGGTTTTTGTCATTGGGATAATTGGGATAATTTTCATGTAACACCTATTAAAAAAAGAAAAGAGAATTTTAGATTGTGCAACACCCACAGCATGGGGCATCGATGCATCGGCCTTTTGTATTCCTATAGAACGTATTGGGGCCGTTTTCACCAAAAAATGTGATTGTGTCGCTATCGGGTTCAAGTACAGCCCGTTTTGTGGCTGTATCGAATAAGATCCAATCCCCGACATTTATCACAGCCTGGGATTGTGAACACCTAGAACGGAATTTTGAGCGCATTTTTTTAAGCATCATGCGGCCTTTTTACAATGCATTCTGAGGATATATAACGGAATTCTGGATTTTCTCTCACCCAGGCCCTAGCCCGTGATTTGCTATCAAAACGGGTAAAAAAACCCTGTTTTTCGTCATAAGCTACTATCCAACCAAATTGATTAAATTGTAATTTCATGGTTTGCCCCTTATTTAACTAGAACGTCAAAATACGCAAGCATGAGAGCCAGCGCAGCACAAAAGAGAATGATTCCAAAAATTGATTGAAGGATAATAGATTTCATTTCACCAGCTCCATTGTGTTTTGTGAGTTGAAGCAAGTGATATCAAACCCTAGGGCTTGAATGTCCTTAAGGGCTTGCGATGATAGGGTTTTGGTTCCTGCTATCCGTGCGAATAGCTTTGCAGCCTGGCACGCAGGGTATGCGACTGTATTTCCGTACTGGGTACGAATTTCAATAGTTATTGTTTTCATGCTTTTCCCCTTATGCGATAAATTCGGGGTTTGTAGTCACGCCATGCGCTACAGCAACAGCCATGATCTCATTCTGGCTTTTAGTAGTCCTAGCAGCACGGATAAGGCTAGAGAGCGCACGGGCTAAGTAGTCTTTGCCTAGGCCAGCCTCACTATATTGGATTGATCTAGCGATTTCTTTTGATTCGGATTTGGTCATTGTGAACACCTATTAAGTTGATACATTCCGATTGAATGTGCATTTATGATAGCAAAAGAAAAGAGAAAAACACTAGGTGAAAACCCTAGGTTTAGATACTTTAAACCCTTAAGGGTAAACCCTAATATGCTTTGATTCTGTAGCTACAATTAAGAAAAGAAAACAAGGGCCAACCCATAACAAGGGATTCAATTGTCATAAGGGATAGATAAGGGGATTAGATAGGATACATAAGGGGATAGGGTAAGAGCTGGGTTATGGATAGCATAGACCTAGAAACCTAATGAGGAACCTTTCACACACTGACAAACACAAACCCATTGCGCTAGTGAGACAAACTATGCAAAAAGCGCATAACCTTGTAAATGAGAATCATTCGCATCTAGATCAAACACTGTACAGATACACAGTAGGGTTTACCCTATTAGGGTTTCTACCTAGGGGTTTATCCTTAAGGGTTAGTACGTAAGGGTAGGGTTTACCCCCCCATGTGTAAATCGGAGGGGGTGCTGTGGCAGGGGACATAAACACCTATCGATCTATAGTTAATGGCTAGACCCCCCTACCCCCACCCCTTAAAAATAAAGACCATCCCTTAAAAATTTTTTGTTATAGTTGAGTTTTGATTTTGTGGATACGAAATGAAGATAAAGATCTATACCAACACCTCTGAGAAGATTGCTGAGTTGAGTGAGATAACGTCAGAGAATCAACAGGGTTATGCTAAGAAGCATGGATATGAGTGGGGTAGTTGTTACTTTGACTACGCTAGATTCAATGATGTCATTTTGGACAACATGAGGGATATGAGGGAGCAGTTATCCCGTGTAGATGTACTGATGACAGTGGGTGCTGATGTGATGTTTACCAACTGGAAGATAAAGATTGAGGATATTCTGGTTGATGGGGACTGTGTTGTTATAGCGAGGGAGAGGACAGGATGGTGGCCTGTTAACAATGATGTGATGCTGTGGGTTAATCGTCCTGAGACATTTAGGGTGATAGACCAGATGATTGAGGACTATGATATTTGGAAGCAGTATATCTGGAGAACTCAGCAGCATATTTGGAATATGAAGCAAGAACTTGATTGGGCTGATAAGGCTATTCGGATAGTTGAGGCTGAAGTAATGAATCAGAGTATGAAGAGGTGGCAGATTGGTGAGTTTATTGTCCACTTCTATGGGATGTCTATTGAAGAGAAGATAAAGAATGCTTATGCAATGGCGGCATTATTTCCTGATGGGATGCCTGTGTTTAAGATAAATAATGAAGACGCATTGCCTAATGTTGTTGAATAAGGAGAAAAATATGGCTGGTTTCCCAATGAGAAGAGCGTTAGAAAAGAAGATAGAAAGCCTAGGAGGGATAGAGTTCGTTACCGCACATATCTCTCAGGGAATGACTATTGGACGCTTGGCAGAGTTTATAGAGTGTTCTAGGCCAATGTTGTCTTTCTGGATCAACCATACGGATGAGAGAAGGGATGCGGTCCTCGCAGCACGTAAGCTAAAGGCTGAGAAACTGGCAGAAGAAGCCCTAGAGATTGCTGATGAGGCTGATGAGACTTCTAACTCAGGAGTTAATAAAGCAAGACTACAAGTAGATACCCGTAAGTGGATGGCCTCCAAGTTAGACCCTGAGAACTACGGAGACACTGCTAAAACCCAAGTTAATATCAGTCTGGGTGATCTACACCTCCAAGCCTTAAAGCACATGGGTAAGGCTGAAGTAGTCGAAACATTGGAAAACAATGGCTCATAATCCTTTTATTGAGTTTATTACACTTTATAGGGGTGATCCTAACAAGTTTGTTAGAGAAGTCTTGGGAGTAGAACCTGATGATTGGCAGAAAGACTTTCTTAACGCTGTCGCTACTGGTGAGCGAAAGATATCCATCCGTTCTGGTCACGGGGTGGGTAAGTCGACTACCGCTTCTTGGGCAATGCTATGGTTCCTGTTGACTAGATACCCCGTTAAAGTCGTGGTTACTGCGCCTACTTCTGCCCAACTGTATGACGCTTTGTTTGCCGAGCTAAAGAGATGGGTCAAAGAACTACCCAAACCTATCCAAGACCTGCTTGATGTCAAACAAGAGAGGATAGAACTCAAGGCTTCCTCTACCGAGGCTTTTATCTCTGCAAGGACATCTCGTGCTGAACAACCCGAAGCCTTACAGGGTGTCCACTCTGATAACGTCATGCTAGTAGCAGATGAGGCTTCTGGTGTGCCAGAGGCAGTATTCGAGGCTGCTGCTGGTTCTATGTCAGGACATAATGCTCTAACCATCCTATTGGGCAATCCAGTTAGGTCTTCTGGCTTCTTCTTTGACACCCATAATCGACTCAAAGATGAGTGGTGGACTAGACGGGTATCCTGTATTGACTCCACTCGGGTCAGTAAAGAGTACGTTGACGACATGAAATCCCGCTATGGCGAGGAAAGTAATGCTTTTAGAATCAGGGTTCTGGGTGAATTCCCAAGGAGTGATGATGACACGATTATCCCAATGGAACTACTGGAGTCTGCTAAACATCGAGACACAAGAGCTTACGAAGACGCTCCGATTGTTTGGGGATTGGACGTTGCTCGGTTTGGCTCTGACTCGTCAGTTCTGTGTAAGCGTCAATCCAATGTGGTTCATACACTAGAGCGTTGGAGAAACCTAGACCTGATGCAATTAACAGGTGCAGTGGTTGCTCAGTATGAAGCTTGTGACCATAAGACCCGTCCCACAGAGATTCTGGTTGACTCTATTGGCCTCGGAGCTGGTGTTGTTGACAGACTAAGAGAGCTAAAACTACCCGCCCGTGGTATTAACGTGTCAGAAAGCCCCGCTATGGGTGGGACTTATTTGAATCTAAGAGCTGAGTTATGGCATAAAACCAAGGCCTGGCTTGAGAAACGGGACTGCAAAATACCCAATAATGAGGATTTCATTGCTGAATTGGCTACTGTCAGGTACACCTTTACCTCGAATGGGAAGATAAAGATTGAATCTAAGGACGATATTAGAAGGCGTGGACTTAAATCTCCTGACATGGCTGATGCTTTTGTCTTGACATTTGCCTCAGATGCCGCCACTATCTCTTGGGGGTCTAACAATTCTTGGGGAAAGCCGATTAAAAGGTTGATCCGAGGATTGGTCTGATTGCCGTTGCCATTTAGAGCTACCTTAAGCAAGTAGCTCTTTTTTTTATTACCACAGTATGGTAGTATTGACAAACCTATATTGGAGATTCCTATGAATATGGATGATGCTGCCAACAAGATTGGCAAAGTAATGGGTGAATACAAGCGTGGCAAGCTCAAGTCTTCCTCTGGTCAGAAGGTTAAATCCCGTGACCAAGCCGTTGCTATCGCAATGAGCGAGTCTCGTGCTATGCCTAAACGTGGTGGTAGAACTGCAACTAATCGGAGCAAGAAATGAAACCTGGACTCTATGCCAACATTAATGCCAAACAAGAACGTATTAAAGCTGGCTCTAAAGAAAAGATGCGCAAGCCTGGTACTAAAGGCGCACCGACTGCTAAAGACTTTAAGCAAGCGGCTAAGACTGCTAAGAAAAAATGAGTGCAGCGTGGACCAGAAAAGAAGGGCAAAACCCTAAAGGCGGGTTAAATGCTAAAGGTCGTGCTAGTTTAAAAGCACAAGGCCAAGATATTAAAGCCCCTGTTAAATCTGGAGACAACCCACGTAGAGCTAGTTTTCTTGCAAGGATGGCGGGAAACGATGGTCCTGAATACAAAGATGGAAAACCAACTCGATTGCTTCTAAGCCTTCAAGCATGGGGTGCAAGCAGTAAATCAGATGCTAGAGCAAAGGCTAAAGCTATATCAGCTAGGAATAAAAAATGAAATGCCCTATCGCCACTTATGACATCAAGGTCAACCTAAAAGCCCGTGATTGGGCATTTAAGAATGTAGGTTATGGTCCTGCTAACCCAGAGGAAGACAATGTAGACTTCTGGATGAAAAGAGCAGATGAGTGGCAAACAGATGTTGAAGAAGCCCAGACCATGCGCTGTGGTAATTGCGCTGCCTTTATCCAGACCCCTGAGATGGAAGCCTGTATCCTAAAAGGTATAGATGAAGAGACTGATGGCTATGCCAAAGACGTACAGGGTGCGGCTAATCTAGGCTATTGCGAACTATTTGACTTTAAGTGTGCAGGTAATCGTACCTGTTCAGCATGGTTATCTGGCGGTCCTATCACAAAGAAAATGACCAAGAGTCAATCTAATATGTTGATGATGGCTAAGACTGAATACGACATGAAAGAAGAGGACTAAATGCCAGCATGGTTATCAGCATTATTTGATTCGTTTGGTCCCGAAGCAGTTGGCGGTTCTGAAGCCGTAATGAGTGGCGGTGCTGCTCCAGTATCTATTGGTCAACAAGCCAGTAATGCTGTGGGTGGGATGATTTCTCCACAAATTCAACCTTATCAAAATTTTTACAATACAGCTATGAATCCAAATGCAAGTATGGCTGATACTGCTAGAAGTGGCTTCCAACTAGCATTTAACCCCAATGAAGATGAAAAAAATCTTGGCTTTAAACAAATGCCTAATGCCTATGGTGGTATGGCTAGCAATTACGTTGGCGGCATCCCTTCTCTATTACAAAATACTAATTCTGGAATCCTCCCTTATATTGGTTCTAGATAAGGAAATATATGATTAACGAAAACCCAATGTTGATGGCTGAAACCTTAGAGGGTGAGATGCAAGAAGATGAGGTAATGTCAGAAGATGAACTTCAAGGCGTTATTTCTGCTGAAATAAATGATGCTATTTCTTTCATAGATATTGACATTGGTGGTAATCGTGCATTAGCCACTGAATACTACTATGGTCAACCCTTTGGTGATGAAGAAGAAGGTCGCTCACAAGTAGTATCAATGGATGTCCGTGATACTGTTCAAGGTATCCTGCCTAGTTTGATGCGTATCTTCTTTGGTCCAGAGCGTGTAGTTGAGTTCACTCCTCAAGGACCAGAAGATGTAGCTAATTCTGAACAAGCTACTGACTATGTAGACTTTATTTTTAAGCGAGATAACCCAGGCTTTAAGATCCTCCACTCTGCCTTCAAAGATGCTTTAGTCCGTAAGTGCGGAATTATCAAATACTGGTGGGATGAGTCTGTAGAAGTTAAAGCTGAATCATTTTCTATGCTTGATGAACAAAGCATGATGATGTTGACAGAAGATCCAGATGTTGAGATCTCTGCAGTGCGTGAGTATCCAGTGCCTGGCACTGAGCCAATGAATCAGGCTCAAGGGATTATGACTCCACCTCCGATGATGTACGATGTGGAAATCAAGCGAAGAATTAAATCTGGTAAGGTAAAAGTTGAAGCGATACCTCCAGAAGAATTTTTGATTGACCGCAGAGCTAAGTCTATTGAGGATGCTACTTTTGTAGGCCATCGCACAATGAAGACAGTTTCTGATCTAGTCGCTATGGGTTATGACTACGATGAGATGGTTGAAGTTGCTGGCAATGGTAATGACTTTGACAACAATCAAGAGTACATAGCCCGTAATCCATTTGCCGTTATTAGCACTGCAAACAATGGTGATCCATCTAGCAAGAGTGTTTTATATATTGAAGGCTATTTAAAGGTAGACTTTGATGGCGATGGCATTGCTGAAATGCGTAGAGTCTGTACTGTTGGTACTGATAACAAAGTTCTACGTAACGAAATTGTTGATGATAGACAGTTTGCTGACTTCTGTCCTGACCCAGAACCCCATACCTTTTTTGGTATGTGTCCTGCTGACGTAGTGATGGATATTCAGCGTATCAAGTCTAATGTCCAACGTGGCATTTTAGACTCTTTGGCTCAAGCTATCCACCCACGTACAGCCATCGTTGAAGGACAGGCCAACATGGAAGATGTGTTGAATACTGAAGTTGGTGCTGTTATTCGTATGAGAGCACCAGGCATGGTTCAGCCATTTACTACTCCATTTGTTGGACAAGCTGCCTTTCCAATGCTTGACTACTTGGACGACATTAAACAGACCCGTACAGGCATTTCAAAGGCCGCTGCAGGGTTAGATGCAGATGCTCTACAAAGCACTACCAAAGCCGCAGTATCAGCAACAGTCAATGCCGCCCATCAGCACATTGAAATGATTGCCCGTATCTTTGCGGAAACTGGTTTGCGTAAATTGTTTAGTGGCATCTTGAAGTTGGTTGTTGAGAATCAAGACCGAGCAAGAATGGTTCGTTTGCGTAATAAATTCGTGCCAATTGACCCCCGTTCTTGGGACTCTAAGATGGACGTAACAGTCAATGTTGGTGTTGGTGATGGCACTATTGAAGACCGAATCAATATCTTGAATCAGGTTGCAATGCGTCAAGAAATGCTGATTGAGAAAACAGGTCCTAATAATCCTGTTGTAACAATACCACAGTACACCAATACTTTAACCAAGATGTTGCAACTGGCTGGAATCAAGGATTCGCAGAACTACTTTAACCAGTTACCTGCTGACTTTCAGATGCCACCCCCAGAGGCTCCAAAGCCTACACCAGAGGAAACATTGGCTCAAGTGCAGGCTCAAGCTATTCAAGCTGATATTCAAAAGAAAGCCGCTGAACTGCAATTAGATCGTGAAAAAATGATTATGTCTGATGACAGAGAACGTGATCGTATTGAGCAAGATGGTATTTTGCGTAGATATGAGCTAGAATTGAAATATGGTGTACAAATTCAAAGTGCGGAAATTGATGCCGCAATGAATCGTGACCGAGAACTAATCCGTCAACAGGCTGCAATGAATCAGACGCAAGTCCCTCAACAGCCCCAACCAATGATGTAAATGGACGATCTAGAAATTAACCTCGCAAGAGGAGACAGAGCTAAGTTACTTTTAGAAGATGAAC